ACTAAAACACTTGGAGATGTAGCTCGCAGTGTGTTTGCTCAAATTCAAAGATCTCTTATTAGTTATGGTGTAAATGCTTTTCTGGGTGGTATAGGTCTTCCAGGGTTTGCTAATGGTGGTAGACCTCCTGTTGGTAGACCCTCAATAGTTGGTGAAAAAGGACCAGAATTATTTGTACCTGATAAAGCAGGAACTATTATTCCGAACCATCAATTAGGTGGCTCAACTAATGTTGTAGTAAACGTAGATGCTTCTGGCTCTTCTGTTGAAGGTGATGAAGCACAGGGCAGAGAACTTGGCCGTCTTATATCAGTTGCAGTACAATCTGAAATAGTACAGCAACAAAGACCAGGAGGATTACTTGCATAATGGCTACTTTTCCTTCAATAAAACCTACATATGGACAGCAGAAAAGATCCGCACCATTAACTCGTACTGTTCGTTTTGCAGATGGCTATGAACATCGTCTTATCTTTGGTTTACCGCAAAATCAAAATCCAAAAGTATTTAACTTTACATATAATGTTTCAGAATCAGATAATTTTAATAATACGGGAATTTCAAGTGCAGATACTATAGAGAACTTTCTTGATGCAAGAGCAAATGATAGTGCTAGTTTTGATTTTCCTACAAATTATTTACCTGGAGAAACCGCTTCAAATTTTAAATTTGTTTGCGAGGCATGGAGTAAATCGATACCCTATAACAATAGAGCAAGTATTCAAGCTACCTTTAGACAAGTATTTGAACCAGCAACATAATGTCAGTATCAGCAGCAGTATTTAGTGATTTACAATCTATAAATCCGTCAGCAATAATTGAACTGTTTACACTTCGTTTAATATCGGTATTACATTTTGACCCGTGGGAAGCTAATAAAACTTATACTGCTAGTGAAATCGTAGGTCATGCTGGTACAGATCAAACTATTGTTTTTAGGTGTTCAACTGGTGGTCTTAGTGGTACAAGTCAACCTAGTGCTTTTGCTTCTGCATCAGTTGGGCAGACAATTACTGATAACCAAGTTACATGGACAGTTCAAAGTATAGACCCTTATCGTTTTCATTCTGGAAGTAATTTAAATGCTAACGGTGAAATAGTTTGGGCTGGTAATTCTTATCTTAGATTTCCCATACAGGCAACGGGATTTGCATTTCAAAAAGGACAATTACCTAGACCTAAAATATCTATCAGTAATGCTACAGGATTTATTTCAGCATTACTTTTATCAGTAAACCAAATTTCAGTAGGTAATGATTTAACAGGAGCCGTAGTGACGAGAATAAGAACTCTTGCTAAATTTATCGATGCTGCAAATTTTGCTAACGGACAAAATGCGACTGCCGATCCAACAGCAGAATTTCCACAGGAAGTTTATGCTATAGATCGTAAATCAATAGAAACTAGAGAAGTTGTAGAATTTGAATTAGCAGCACCAACTGATCTAGTAGGTATGAAAATTCCAAAAAGACAATGCACCCGTAGACTTTTCCCTAGCATAGGAACTTTCTCTTAATGACTTGGAAAGATAAAGCATTAGTACACGCAAAAGACCAAGATCCAAAAGAATCTTGTGGTTTATTACTGAATGTTAAAGGTAAGGAAAGATATTACCCATGCCGAAATTTATCAATAACCGATCATCAATGTTTTATCCTTGACCCCGAAGATTATGTAAAAGCAGATAATGTCGGTGAAATAACAGCAGTTGTTCATAGCCATCCAGTAACACCTCCCACACCTAGTCAAGCTGATAAAATATCTTGCGAAGCTAGTGGTCTTGTTTGGCATATAGTAAATCCAAAAACAGAACAGTGGGCTTACTTAGAGCCATGCGGATACAAACCACCATTATTGGGTCGTCAATGGGTATGGGGGATCACTGACTGCTGGAGTTTAGTAAGAGATTGGTATAAAGAAGTAAAGAATATAGACCTCAAAGATTGGGATAGACCTACAACACCAGAAGAGTTTTTAGATAATCCACTGTTTGAAAGTTGTGCATGGAGAACTGGATTTAGAGAGTTAAGATATGATGAAAAACTAAAAGATGGCGATGTTTTATTAATGTCAATATTGCATCCAACTTTAAATCATGTAGCTTTATTTTTTGAAGGAGATGTAATCCATCATTTAACCGATAGACTATCTTGTAGAGAGCCTTATTCTGAATGGTTGTTAAAATGTACTGGAAAGAGGTATCGGTATGTTGCGTAAAATAAAACTATATGGGCAACTAGCGGAATTTATCGGACATAAGGAGTTCGAGGTAAAGGTTAATAATCTAAGTCAGGCTATTAGTTTTTTGGTAAATAATTTTCCAGAAGTAGAAGCATATATGAGTCCTAAATACTATCAAGTTAAAGTAGGAAATTATGATATAGGCGAAGATGAACTTAATTACCCAATAGGCAAACAAGATATACACTTTATTCCTGCAATAAGCGGTGCTGGTCGTGGCTTTGGGAAAATATTATTAGGAGCAGCAATGATTGGTTTAGCTTTTATGGTTCCTGTAAAAGTGCCTCTTGCTCCCTTAAAATTTGGTGGAGGAGCATTATTCACTGGAGGAACAGCTATTGCTAGAGGTCTTGCTTATGTTGGAGCAGCTTTAGTATTGCAGGGTGTTTCTGATTTGTTATTTCCATTACCTGAACTTGATGGGATGGAAGAAGACCCACAAGTATCTTTTAATTTTTCTGGAATACAGAACACCTCAAGGGCTGGTACTCCAATCCCAATAGTTTATGGAGAGATTCTTACTGGCTCTGTAGTAATCTCAGCAGCTATTGACACTAATCAGGTGGAAGCATGACTAATAGCAACAAACCTATTAAAGGATCAGGTGGTTTATTTGGAACACCTAAACCTCCAAAACCTTATCGTGCACCAGATGATTTAAATAGTCGTCAATTTGCTACAGTTTTAGACTTATTATCTGAGGGTGAAATAGAAGGTTTTGCAACAGCGTCAAAAGAAGGCAGGGCAAAAGGAACTGCTGATTATTTACAGGCAGCAAAAAAAGATATATTTCTCGATGACACACCAGTTCTAAGATCTGGTGCTGATAGTACAAACCCACAACCTGTTGACTTTAATTTTGATGATGTAGGATTCGACACTCGATTTGGAACAAATAACCAAACTCGTCTATCTGGAATACCAGCAGAAAGCAGATCTCCTGTAGATGGAGGTGGATTTGTTACTAATGTAGATGGAACTGACGCATCAGGAATATCTGGTTCTAAAAGTGTACAAATTATTAACGTAGATGTTGATGCTGTAATTATTACGCTAACTTGGAATGTTATTCAGATACAGGCAGACAATGGAGATTTATTAGGAGATACGGTTGACTATAAAATTGAAGCTATATACAACGGTACTGTAACTGAAACACCTATAACCAGTTCAGTTACTGGTAGGACAGCAAATTCTTATGCGAAAGAACATAGAATTAATGTAAATAGAACTTATTTTAATACTTCAGGAAATACAGCTACGTTTAGAGTGATTCGGATTACCAAAGATGGAGATGGTGTTACAACTTTTAACGCATTTACATTTACAAGTCTTCAAGAAGTTATAGATGATTCCTCCACTTATCCTGATAGTGCTTACTGTGCTCTACGAATAGATAGTAAACAATTTAATCGAATCCCAACAAGAATGTTCCGTTTACGAGGTGTAAAGGTAAGAATACCAGGAACAAGTGCTTCTGTAGTATCTGCAACTTATACACAATCAACTACTGTTGTCACTGTTAATAATAATAATCATGGTCTACTCGTTGGCGAATCAGTAGTGTTTACTGCAACTTCTGGTGCTGGAGTAAATGGTACTTTTGTAGTTCAAACTCTGCCTGATGCAAATTCATTTACTTTGACCTCTACTGCTTCTCAAACCGTCACAACATCAAATTGTACTTTTGCTGGAACTCCAAATGTTGATTTGGCTACAGGAAGAATACGTTATCCAGAAGGCTACATATTCAATGGTGTTATGGGTGCTGCTGTTTATACAAATTGCCCTGCAATGTGTTTACTAGATTTGTTAACTAATACTAGATATGGTTTAGGAGATCATGTAAAAGAAAGTGATCTTGATTTATTTAGTTTTGTCGCTGCTAGTAAGTATGCAAATACATTAGTTAGTAATTTAGATGGTGGTTTTGAAGCCAGATTTAGTTGCAATGTAAATATTCAGAGTCCTAAAGAAGCATTTGCAGCAATAAATGAATTAGCTGGTGTTATGAGATGTATGCCTATATGGTCTTCTGGGTCAATTAACATAACTCAAGATAAAGATACCACTCCAAGTTATCTTTTTAATTTGTCCAATGTAGGATCAGAAGGCTTTAATTATCAAGGTACAAGTTTAAAACAACGTCATGCTGTTATCTCTGTTAGTTACTTCAATATGGATTCTAGGGAAGTTGATTTTGAAGTGGTAGGAGATGATGGTACTGATGAAGACAATGCAAGACAGCAAAAATATGGTTCGGCAGTGAAACAAGTAAAAGCATTTGCTTGTACTTCTCGTGCACAAGCACGAAGATTAGGCAGAGCAATTTTATTTGCAGAGCAGAATGAATCAGAAACAGTTACTTTTACGACTTCAATAGATTCTGGTGTTGTAGTAAGACCTGGAACTGTTATTGAAATAAACGATCCAGTGAGAGCAGGAGTTAGAAGAGGTGGTCGTGTTGTAGCAGCAGCAAATACGGCAAATCCTCCTACTATTACTATTGATTCTGAAAGTTCTACACCTTTAACCACGGTTGACGATAACGGAAATATTACTTCTGGTCCAGGTTTAACTGTTCAACCAACTATTTCAGTTGTTTTACCAAATGGAACTGTTGAGTCAAAAACTGTTGTAAGTAATTCATCGGGCGTTTTAACTTTAGATTCTGCTTTCTCATCACAGCCAAATGAAAATGCTCCATATGTCATATCAAGCACGACATTACAAACGCAATTATTTAGAGTTATATCAGTAACAGAAGAAGATGACGTTGGTTATGTAATAACTGCTTTGTCCTATATAGCAAATAAATACGCATTTATAGAGGGAGAAACAAATCAACTAGCAACAAGACAAGTTTCAACGTTGACTGCTAGAAAAGCTGCACCTACAGATTTAAATGCCATAGAAAAAATAATACCTATTAACAATATTGCTAGAACAAAAGTCATAATATCTTGGACTCCAGTAAACGGTGTATCGCAATATTTAGTCAGCTATAAATTAGGTGATGGTAATTTTGTTTCTGAGATAGTATTTAGTAATAGTTTAGAACTTCTTGATACACCTCCAGGTACTTATACCATACAGGTTTACTCATATAATGTACTTTCGGAATTATCTTTTAAACCGTCAGAAATAGAATTTATTGCGAGAGGAAAAGTAGATAGACCTCAAGCTGTATCAGGCTTAACTATTGAGCCAATTAATGAACAGTTTGTAAGATTAAGGTTTAATCAATCCATTGAGACTGATGTACTTCATGGTGGTCGTGTTTATATAAGACACACTAATAGAACAGGAGCAGCAGCTAAATTTGAAGCCTCACAAGACATCATTGAAGCTATTGCTGGTAACTCTACCGATGCAATTGTACCAGCATTACAAGGTACTTATCTTGTTAAATTTCAAGATGATGGCGGTAGATTTAGTACTGATATAACTAGCGTTTCGCTTTCTCTTGTTGATATATTAGATTCTATTCTTGTCAAAACAGATAGAGAAGACATTAAAAGTCCTACACCTTTCCCAGGCAATAAAACCGATACTGTACTTTTTTCTGGAGCGTTAAAGCTTGATGACCCTACTACACAACCATTAGGGGAATATGATTTTCAAAATATTTTAGATTTAGGATCTGTATTTACTTTAACTTTAAAACGACATTTTCAATCAATTGCTTTCTTTTTAGGTGGAGATATAGTAACTGCTGTATACGCACAAACTGGAACAACCGTTACTATTACAAGTAACAGTCATGGAAGAGCAGTAGGAAATACAATTATCTTTGATGCAACGTCTGGTGCTGGAGTTGATGGAACATATATCATAACTTCTATCTCCACTAATACTTTTACTTTTGAATCAACTCCTTCTCAAACAGTAACCACTTCAAACTGTACATTTCAATTTATAAATACATTTGAAGCACTTATTCCTGATACTGGCCCTGAATTTGGAGGGCCTTCTACTGGTGGAATTGATAATTATGCACTAGCTGGTAATTTTGATGGTGCAGCAGCACAAAACACTAACGCTCAACTTTTAGTAGCTACAACAAGTGCTGCTCCCAGTAATGGTTCTAGTTATCAAGCATCAGATTTTAATGGAATAGATTTTAACGTGTTTGCTAATGGTGCGTTTAAAGCTAGAGGGTTTAAATTTAAGATAAAATTAAATACTGATGTTAGTTCACAAAATATAAGTATTGAGGAAGCTGGATATACAGCAACTATGCCAGTTAGAACTGAACAATCCACATTACTTTATTCTGACAATGTAGGAGATGGTACTGGCAGTGCTATAGCAAAACAGGTGACATTTACAAAACCATTCTTTACTGGAACTTCAAATACAGAGTCAGTTCCTAACCCTTCTGTTAGTATATCTCCGCAAAATTCGCAATCAGGAGATCATTTTACGATTACTAATGTATCTGGAACTAGCTTTATAGTTACCTTTTTTAATAGTGGTAGTATTGTTACTAGAAGTTTTACATACAATGCTGTTGGTTTTGGCAAAGGAGGGTAGAATGGTAAAAAAGTATTTAATCTAAATGGCACAAGTTAGTTCATATAACGTAGCTAATCGTACTGGTGCACTGGTTCGTGCAGATATTAATGACATTTATGATGCTATAAAAACTTCCAACAGTGGAACGAGCGATCCATCTTCTCCTGTTAAGTTTATGTTATATGGAGATTCAACATTAAATAATAATAATTTAAAAATATATGATGGTGCACAATTTAGGACTATAGGAAAAGTTACAGAAGATAATTTAGGTCTTTTACCGAAAGATGGCGGTACTATGACGGGTGTTTTGCAAGCTTCTGCTGGAAGTGCATCTGCACCAGCAATTAATTTTGGTGATAGTGGAACAGGTTTATATAAAGTTAGTACTAATGTTCTTGGTATATCGTGTGCAGGTAGTAATCGTTTTAATTTTAATACAACTGAATTTCAATCTAAGTCTAATATAAATCTTCAAAAGACAGATGCTTCTGACGCTTATCTCCAAATACGAACTACAGGCAATTCTAATGATGCGTATATTGATTTAACAACTGACAGTTCTAGCGTAGGACAGGATTTTGGTTTTAGATTTTTAAGGCAAGCGGGAGCTACTGGTAATTCTTATCTTCATCATAGGTCAGATGATTCTAATGCTGGCTCTTTATTTATTCTGTCTCAAGGTGGAACCAATGGAAGTATAATATTTGGTACAGGTGGAACACCACACACAAATACTTCAAGTGATCAACCTGCTACAGAAAGGTGGAGAATAGACCCTACTGGTTGCTTAGGCTCAAACGGTCTTATTGCTTCTAATGCTTTAACTAATGCAGGTGCTTTTTTTAATATACAGAATACTGCTTTTGAAGGTTTAGCTCTTGTTAAAAATAACAATGGATGGGGTACACCTTTATTTATTCATCGTTTAACTCCATATGCAACAGGAAATCTTGTTGAATTTCAGTCAAATAATACTTTCTGCGGTTCTATTAATACTACTTCTGGCAGCACTACAAATTTTAATACAAATGTTTCTGATAGGACATTAAAAAAGAATTTTGAAAGTTGGAGTGAAAATACTTTAGATTTATTTAAAAGTTTAAATCCACAAAAATATAATTTTTTACATGAAGATGATAAAATAGAAAAAAATAAAGGCTTTATAGCACAAGAATTAGCAGATAGTTTTCAGAAGCATATCCACAAGATGATAAAGGTAAATATATGTTTAATCCTTCTGGTATGGTTATATATTTAATGAAAGCACTACAGGAATCAGTTGCTAAGATAGAAACATTAGAAACCAAAGTTGCTGCACTTGAGGGAAGTTAATGGCTGTTATACCTGGTAAAAAGAATTTCACAGTTCAACGTAGGGCAGATTTTCCTTTACGTTTAACTTTTAAAGATTCCACTGGATCGGCAATAAATCTTACTGGATACACTGTCGCAGCACAGGTCTGGGACGATCCAAGGACAATTAAATATGCTGATTGGGTTATAACATACACAGATAGAGCTAATGGAATTATTGATATGAATTTAACAGATACATCTACAGCAACTTTTTCACCAAGTTTTTTAAAATATGATGTATTACTAACAGATGGATCAGGTAACAAAGAATATTATTTAGAGGGTACACTATTTGTAAGCGAAGGTAACACAGTATGAGCAGTCCTAATCAAATTGTTGTTAGTCAGGTAGACAGTGTTACAACTGTTGAAATTACTACGGCAGGGCCACAAGGTGAGACAGGCCCTACAGGTGCTGACGGTGTAAGCATTGCAACGGTATCAATAGGAAGCACTACTACAGGAAATGCTGGTACAAATGCTGCAGTAACTAATACAGGAAGCAACACAGCAGCAGTTTTAAACTTTACAATTCCAAAAGGTGATACTGGAAGTCAAGGAAGTCAAGGAAGTCAAGGAATACAGGGTGTCGCTGGAAGTGATGGAAATGATGGAAGTAATGGAAGTGATGGTGCTGCTGCGACTATAGCTGTTGGATCAGTTAGCACTGGTGTGGCTGGGTCTTCTGCAACTGTTACTAATTCTGGATCGTCAAGTGCCGCTACATTTGATTTTGCAATTCCAAAAGGAGATACTGGAGATCAAGGAATACAAGGAATACAAGGCATTCAAGGTGTTCAAGGTGTTGCTGGAAATGATGGTGCTGATGGTGCAATTTCTGATGGTGACAAGGGAGATATTGTTGTAAGCAATTCTGGTGCAACTTTTACTATAGATGATGATGTTGTCACCGCTGCTAAATTAGCTGACACATCTGTTACTGCTGGTAGTTATACAAATACAAATATCACAGTTGACGCACAAGGAAGGATTACAGCCGCAGCAACTGGTTCTGCTGGTGGTGTGACTTCAGTTACAGGTTCAACCCCTATAGTTTCTTCTGGTGGGTCAACACCAGCTATCAGTATTTCAGCAGCTACAACATCCGCTGCTGGTTCAATGTCTGCCAGTGATAAAAGTAAATTAGATGCAATAGAAGCTAGTGCTGATGTCACTGATGCAACTAATGTAGACGCTGCTGGTGCGGTAATGAATACTGACGCTTCAACTGCTGCAATGAGTTTTGTTATTGATGAAGATAACATGGCATCTGACAGCGATACTAAAGTACCAAGCCAACAATCAGTAAAAGCTTATGTTGATGCTAATAGTAGTGATACAACATACACTGCTGGAACGGGTTTAAGTTTATCTGGCACTACTTTCAATGTCGATCAAATAGCACTTACTACTGTTCAGACAGCAGCAAATGAATCAGCACAACTAGCACTTACGACCCAAGAAGGAGATATTGTTGTTAGATCAGATCAGAATAAG